AGCTGTTGCGTACGCTCTCAAGACCCCTAAGCCTTCCACAGCTAAGAAGGTGGTTAATAGGTACATTAATAAGTTCGTAAATAAACTAGATAAAGATGAAGTCAATGCACTCAAAAAGAAGATTTGTAAACCTTAAAAAAATATTTACTTACAATAAAATGTTACTCACCATCCTACTCATCATTGTGAACATATACATTCTTTGTCAGACGGGTAAAGATCGAGTTTTCACTCCAAAGGTACAAGGCCTTAAAAAGTGGACTGTTTACGGGACCATGACATGCAAATGGACTCGTAAGCAGTTGGAGTATTTTAACAATACGAAAAGACATTACGTCTTCATAAATTGTAATGAAGAATCATGCGATAATATCGACGGCTTTCCTTATATTATCCACCCTGATGGTGAAATCAGTATCGGGTACACCGAATTTTAAAGACCTCGCACGACGCTAAGAGCGATAGAAAGTACGAACGCGTCACCTAGAGTGTTGACAGGCTTGAGGGTGCTTATATGTTTCACGAGAGACCTGTTCCATAGAAGACGAATCAGGAAGGTGGTGATGAGGAGGGCGAGAACGTACAAGAGAACTTCCCTGACCATATCAGTGCGAGTTTGAGATTTGGCAACGTCTTTAATCATTTATTACATGTTGATATTTTTTTTCTAAATAGACAGTAAGATGACCAATTTACCTCTGAGTGGTTCCGAACCAAAATTTACGAATAGACGATGGTCGACTAAAACGGGTGTTGGAAGTAATAACTGCTATGCGTATGCTGTGGGAGACTACGAATCATACAGGTGGCAGAAATCTATACCAGGTGATCGATCGGGACTTTCTAACAAAGGTCACAATTACACGTCATGTAAGGGACTGGCGGACCGCGTTGTTTCGGATAACCCAAAAAAAGTGTACAAAGCCCGAGCGAATGAAAAATGTAAAAAGGGATACTACAAAGTCATGATGTTCGTGTCACCTGGGAGACCTACAAACTACATTCGACAAGGTGATTTTCACTTTTATAAACAGCATGGTGTCATCGAGTATAAGATCAAACCAGGTGACACAATCGCGTCTGTGGCTAAGTTTTTCAAAATTCCAGTGTCCCGAATTCAAGGTGCGGGATCATTTAAAGTTGGTAAACGTATTGTTTTCCGTGCCAATGTATTTAGCCATAAACGTGGGTGGGCCACAGGACCTCTCCTGAAAGATGCTCGGGGTAATATGATCAAGGATCCACGGACATCTTCGAGGGATTATTCCACGCTAAACTATAAACTATACTGTGGGTCATTCTGCGTCAAGAATAGAGGAATCAAAGTCGGCAAGACTCACCCCAAGGTCGGCAAGAATACTGTCTAGGTCGGGCTGATTTTCAACGTCAAAGTTGATATCAAATAGATCCAATACATCGAATATGGAATCTTCATTCAATGACACAGAGTTTGCAACTGCTGTGTGATTGTTCTGAATCGTAACTAAAACATTAAAGTGAGATGCATCAAAAACTTTTCTACACGTGGGACACGTGTTCTTACCTTGGTTTTTCCACGCCTGTAGACAGTGGGAATGAAATATATGTCCACATCTGATCGGAGGATTTGACCTCGTCGATCGGACTTCACCGAGACATATAGCACATATGGGCATTCTACAGTAGGGTAGTAAAGTATTTTTCGTAATTTAGCTCATGTAATTTAATAAATTTTGGATGTATCGACTAGGGGTTTGTTGCAATCTACACACGGGCCCGTACCCTGGTTAGCTGCTTGCACTTTGTTGAAAAGTTCGGGACCAGACTTCTGGAGAAGCTGGCGGTAAGAGTAATTATCCTCGTAGGTAATATTGTTCTGCTTCATGACATAGTTGTTGAACAACTGGGCTGAAGAGTTCACAGTGAAGCATCGTCCATCGGCCATTCCAAGTCGTTGAGACATATTGTTACTATAAATTTAGAAATTAATTTGCCGGTTGTTAATTGTGTGTAACCATGATTTGAATCCCTTATTTTTCAAATGTTCCACAAAAGGATCACATCGGTATCCCAGATAAATATCAAATACATCGGTTTCCTGTGTTTGGGATACACGGATTGATTTGTTTTCATTTATGTGCTGGTTAATGATATTATAGGCAAATGCGATTTCCTTGAGAGTCTCTGCTCCAGTGATGATAATTTTACCGGTGCTGAAAATACTGCAAGTAATCTCCTTCATATCATTTGCTGGTTTAAACTTAATCTTCACAGCGGAGTAGCGATCTGGTTCAAATGATACTTTGAAAATATCAGAGTACTCTTCAAACCAATTCGAAACCACATGAAGGTTGATATTGTAGTTTAAACTGAAGTTGGAGTTAATCATCACTACACGGAAGGAATCTTCTGGTATATCATGATCGATATCAAGAAAAGTCTTGAAAATGTATGTAAGTTGTGTGATGATACGCTTACAGTCAAAGAGATCACAACAGCCAGCGACTTGAATACTTCCATTGGGAAACACCTTTACAGACTTGGTACTGTAGCTGTCATGATACGTCAGTGTAACTTGATTGTAAAATGTCGTCGGTTTCAGTTTCCAGTGAAATCCTCCGTCACCTCCAGAGCCTGATCGTTTCATGGTGTAAGAACCAATCTCCTCGAAAATAGCTCGAAGTTTCTTGATGTTAATCTCTTGAACAAAACTTGATATCATGGTTATTGTGGTAATCTTTACCCATGATGGCCTTAACTCATCAGGTAAAGCTTTACGAAATTCATCCAGTGTCAATAGATAAGAAAAACTGTTGTTTGCGATCGATGAATACATCTCGATTTTGGGGCATACTTTATATGTTCCACACACCCCACTTAGGTGTTTAAAGACTAGATTCTCTTTATATTCACATGAACTGCTTTGTTAAGAGTGCAACCTCTGTTTATGATGTCGACTCTAAAATGAATTATATCGAAATCGTATACGAGCGATTCATAAAGAAGGATAAGAAACACGACACGTATGTCGATTACATTTCTACCGAACCCAATGGAGATTGGACCATGATAAATTCTACCAAGAGAAACATATTATACGTAAAGTTTCTTGATACTATGGTTAAAAAGACACTTGAAGTGCAGCATAAAATAGCAGAGCTCACACTAGAAAATGTGTTTACACAAGACTATAACTATATTCGTCTCGCACATTCGAGTAAAATATTGGACCCCACATTCCAGCCACCGATTATCAATATGAACAGTGCTTGGCAAGTGGATTTTATGAAGAAATTTTGTAAAAAATACCTCCTTGAAATAGTTCAGAGGTGTAACAACATGGGGCGTTTAGAGTATTTCATTAACGTCCTGAATATAATACAATCAGAAGTATAAACAGTACACAAAGGAATATACCAAAATAAGGAATCCTCACATCCTTCTTCACAACCTTCTTCTTTTTTGATGGGCAAGTAAAACCAGTATCTATATTTCGTTTAGGTTGAATAGTGATATCACGAACAACTGGTTTTAATTGGTCGTTACATAATCCAAAATCACAAAATACACTACGATCATCTACAGATACTGGTTTACATACAGTCTTCTTCAGTTCTGAGAAATTTTCAAATTCACCTGTCTGTCGCATACCTCCTGGAAGGGAGAAATCATGTGTGACAAATGGATTGACGTCATTGATCGCATCTTCGTCGTTGAGCATATATGAACTCATACTTGTTATTACTTCAGATTATATTTCTTGTCTCGCATTTTAGTCTTATGTTCACACCACATCTGATCAAGATCTACGTTTAGCATATGTGCCAGTTGAAAAAGGTAGCTGAAAACATCTCCCATTTCCATCATAATATCAGTACCCCGATCCTTTTTGAGATTTGTCTTCTTGAACGTTTTTTTGTGTTGACGAATTGCCGACGCCAATTCACCAAACTCCTCTGTTAGTAAAAGCCATACCGTATCAACGGGAGCACGATCCCACCCCTTTAATCTACATACCTTCTCGGTTTCAGTTTTATAGTAGTTAAGACTCATACTTAATATACCATCGAGGTATAACTTTAAACTAGTTGATACCTATTTTGGTATTCTTGTCCAATTTGTTTCCCGTAGTGCTAGTATTCACTGGACGATCCAAAAGGTCCCTGGTTGTGTCAATTTCCTTGGCGTATGCGATATACTGAGCTACACCCGTTTGAATCTGACCGACAGCTGTATCGATGACACGGCCGTTCATGTACTTGACCTGCTTCTTAACTTCTTTATTGTGATCACCGGAATTGTTGATGAATACCACGCGCATGAGAGCGTATAAATCATCAGGATTCTGATAATCTATGGAGATGCCACTTTTATTTTTAAAGGCCTGACGAATCCCACGCTGAAGCAATTCAGTATTGAACTCAGAAAAAAAGAGTGAGTTCAGAGGAGTCTCGGTCTGTTTGATGGAATTGAGGTAACTCATTTAATATACTCGCCGAAAAAAATTATATGTAAATAGTAAATGCTGAACATGTCCAACTTCGACGAAGCGTATGCTCAACATCCAACATTAAAGAAGGAAGCTGAAATTAACTGCAAACCCCCAGCATGCTTCGTGGGTTCGTATGCCCCAGTCTCCAAGGCTGGTGAAGAGGGTAGTTTTTTTGTAAACACATACCTTCTTCAACCCAATCGCAAGATGGAAGTGGCGGGAACTGTTCCCGTCCGGAGTAAAGACTTAGAATGTAAGAAGTAAGTTAAAAATAAAATTTGAACAATAGGTATATGAGAGTTATTAAACGCTCAGGTCGTATTGAGGATATGAAATTTGATAATGTCACCAATAGGATCAAGAATTTAACGTATGATCTCTCAGGAAATTGCGATTCGTCCAAGGTTGCGCAACAGGTATTTTCTTCCATGTACGATAACATCACAGCTCAAGAAATTGATGTACTTTCAGCCGAAATTTGTATCGGAATGATCACATCTGACCCAGACTATGAGATTCTCGCGACTCGTATTATTGCGAGTAACATCCAAAAGGTCTGCCCAAACAACTTCCATCTCGCCATGAGAAAGCTTCATAAGGCTGGTATTATCACCGATGAAGTTGTAGAAGTCGCACAAAAGGTCAAAGAGTCTATTAAAACTGACCGTGATTTTGACTTTGGTTATTTCGGTTTGAAGACTCTCGAAAAGAGTTATCTTCAACGCGTCGATGGAAAGTTAGTAGAGACGCCACAGTATATGTTTATGAGAGTTTCTATCGGTATTCATGGTAAGGATATTCAGGGGGTACTGGAAACATATGACAAGATGTCTCAGGGGTTTTTCATTCATGCGACACCTACACTGTTTAATGCTGGAACACCCAGGCCCCAGATGTCTTCATGCTTTCTCATCGCCAATAAGGGTGATTCAATCGACGGTATTTATGGTACACTAACAGAGTGTGCCCAAATCTCTAAATGGGCTGGTGGGATCGGTATGCATATTCACGATATTCGTGGCAATAAGTCCCGTATTCGAGGCACCAATGGTCAATCCGATGGGATTATTCCGATGCTTAGGGTATTCAACGCCACAGCGCGCTATGTCAATCAAGCCGGTAGGCGCAAGGGTTCTATCGCAGTGTACATCGAACCATGGCACGCAGATATCATGGATTTCCTGGAACTTCGTCTCAATCAGGGTGACGAAGAAGCTCGATGCAGGGATCTCTTCTCAGGCTTATGGATTCCTGACCTATTCATGAAGAGGGTTGAAGAAGGTGGAAATTGGTCACTTTTCTGCCCCGACAAAGCTAAGGGTCTCTCTGATGTGTACGGTGAAGAGTTTGAAGCACTGTACACGAAGTATGAAGAGGAGGGTCTCGCCAATTCAACTGTTCCAGCGGCTGAAGTCTGGAAAGCGATTCTCAAGTCTCAGACAGAGACTGGGACTCCCTATATGCTGTATAAGGATGCATGCAATCAGAAAAGCAATCAAAAGAACTTAGGTACGATTAAGAGTTCTAATCTCTGTACTGAGATTATTGAGTACACAGATAAGGATGAGACTTCGGTTTGTAACCTGGCATCTATCGCTCTCCCCAAATATGTAAACAGGGAGGCGAAAACATTTGACTTTGATAAATTGCATGAAGTCACTAAGAT